GCTACGAGGGACAACTATCAGTTCATTAGTAGACCAAGGACTGACTAGAGCAGACGCTGAGAAGCAGTTTGACAGCATCTTTGCTGAGAAGCTAATTAAGCATGAACGTACAGCCGAAGTAAGAACACTTAATAAGAAAATAGAAGAAACTAGAAAGAGTGGTGATACCTCAGAATACCTTAAGCTAAAACATGAAAAGAAAACCAAAGTAGCTGAGTTTAAGCAAGAAGTAATTAAGGAAGAGAGTTTCACTGGGGCAGGTATCTACGAAGCCTTTAACAAACCCATAAGAGTACTAAATGAAATTGTAATAGGTAATGTGTTCTCTCCTGCTACTCAAATTATTAATACAGTCCCATCCCTTGCTAAGGCAATCTACAAGCCCTTCCTAAATAACTTAATGCAGGACGGCTTGTCCAGAGTATCAAGAAAGAAAATGATGGCTGAGTATTCAGCTATGGCTTCTCTGATTCCTTCAGCCGCTAAGATGGCTAAGGCTGCATGGCGCTATGAGAAGACAATACTTACAGGTGACTCTGCTAGGTTCTTAGAAAATTATAATACAATCCCTAAGAAGTATGGTGGTGGAGTAGTGCGTACTTTTCCTAGAATGCTTCTAGCTACAGATGCTTTCTTTGAGAACATTCATTACAGAGGGTACGCAGTAGGTAAAGCTACAGGCGATGCTATGGAAGCAGGGGTAGCTAAAGGCTTGAAAGGTAAAGAGCTTGATACGTTTGTAGATAAGCAGGTTAAGAAAGCTGTAGATAAAGCCTATGCACCTGAAGAGAACGCTATCGACATCCTTATGTCTGACGGAATCTCAAGAGGATACAAGGGTAAGAAGCTAGAGAACTTTATTAATAAAGAACTAGCAGAGAACCCTGATGTATTTAAGAAGGCTACAGACCAAGATGGTCGTGACTATGTGCAGGACACCTTATTCAAGAGAGACTTCTCTGGTAAAGGGTCTGCCTCTGCATTAGCTAAAGGCTATGAGGGCCTTGTAAACAAACACCCCGTTATGCGAATCCTGGGTCAGTTGTTCTTCCGTACACCTGTGCGTGTATTTGAGGAAGGCATACGGATGACCCCAGGTCTTAACCTCATTAGTCCAGGTTTTATAAAAGACCTTAAAGGATTGAATGGCCCTATGCGTCAAGCCAGAGCGCATGGTGAAGCCTTGATGTCTTATGCCGCAGCTGGCTCTGTGTTCTCTTTGTATTCCACAGGAAATATTACAGGCTCAATGGGAACAGACTACAAACAAACCAGACAGGGTGAGAACAGTGGTGGCATGGAGCCTTATTCCATTAGGTTTAGTGATGGGAGTACCTTCAACTATCGTAACTTTGACCCCTTTGCTACCCCTATAAAGATAATTGTCAATGCTTTAGAACGAGCAGAGACATTAGCTTATAGGGCAGAACAAGGGGAAAGGTTAGACGATTCTGAATTTGCTGAGGTACAGGCTATCGTTGCTGTTAGTGTTGGTTCAATAGCGCAGTCTCTGCGTGATGCTAACCTAGCCGCTGGTGTAGATGCTGCGGTTGATTTATGGGAAGACTTACAAGACCCTGATAGCTCAGGCCAAATAATTAAGTTCTTGGGTAAGAAGGCACAGGCATTCTTACCTAATACCTACTACAAGATTCAGATGCTAGATAACCCTGTTCTTAGTGACCCAGTAACAATGGAGCAGTTCATTAGGTATCGAGCTAACCCAGATGACCCCTTAGTGCCTAAGCAATATACCGCACTAGGTAGACCTAGAACCCTAAGCAATCCAGCAGCTGGTCTTTACTATTTCAATACAGCAACGGTTGAGGAACGTAAGCGTGGTGTGCCTGAGAAGGAGCTAGAGGTTGAAGAGTTCCTGCACAAGTTAGCTCTGGTAGGTGATACGCATTTCACTGCGCCCCACAAGATGACTGAGTACCTGGGTGACATTGACCTTAGAACACAAGTAACTAAGGACGGTAAGGAAACCTACTATGACCGATGGATGCGCTACACACATGAGTCTGAGTTAGTGAATGTTCTTCATTCCTACAGAGACTTGCCTATGGGGACAGCCTCAGTGCCAGGTATCGCTGAAACAGCAGTAAGGAAAGTTATCAATCAGTTTAGAATGATAGCTTTCATAAGGCTAAGGAACGAAGAAGCTAACATACCACAGAAACACGAAAGCGTCCTCACTAGAAAGAGAAACGCAAAAACAGGTCAACGTTCTTCAGACAACATACCATTTATAAATAGGAACTAGATAATTATGTCTTATGCACTTACTAGACTTACTGGTGACGGTAGCACCACTACTTTTACTATCGGCTTTGACTACCGTGATGCGGGAGACATAGTTGTTAAAGTAGGAGGTGTTACTAAAACAGTCACTACCGACTACACCTTCCCTACAGGTGGCACACAGATTACCTTTGTGTCTGCCCCTGCGGATACCTCTGCAATACTTATCCAGCGAACTACTAGCCAATCTTCAAGATTAGTAGATTATGCTGCTGGTGCTGTCTTTAAGGAGTCTGACCTAGACACCGATAGCACTCAGGGTTTCTATATGGCCCAGGAAGCTATCGACATTGCTAACGACTCTATTACGAAAAACGCGAGTAACCAGTATGATGCTGATAGCCTCCGTGTTATTAACGTAGCTGACCCTGTAGATAGCCAAGATGCTGCAACTAAAGCATTCGTTCAGACAGTGGTAGGTGACTTTAATAATAGATACTATGGTGCTTTAGCAGTAGAGCCGACTAGCCCATCACCTGCCGAGGGTGACTTATGGTATGACTCTGCTACAGATGTGATGAAGGTCTATTCTTCTAGTGGTTGGCAAACATCCACATCTGCTGTAGCTACGTCATCCAACAGAGTTACCTATGTAGTAGGAACTAGCTCAGGTTCATACGCAGGTTCAACTACAGTATTCCCTGTGGTCTATGACTCTGGGTTTGTTGATGTTTATCTGAACGGTGTGAAGCAGGTAGTAGGTACTGATGTTACTGCAACTAATGGTACTACTGTAACCTTTGCTTCAGCAACATCCACTGGTGACTCTGTAGACTTAGTAGCCTACGGTACAGCAGCCCTAACTAATATTAATACGGTAGCTGGGGATATAGCTAACATTAATGCTGTAGCAGGTAATAGTACAAACATAAATGCTGTTAATAGTAATTCTAGTAACATTAATACAGTTGCTGGTGCTAATGCTAATATAAATACAGTGGCTACTAATAGCAGTAATGTTAATACAGTTGCTCTAATACAAGCCAATGTAACTACTGTAGCAAACAACAACGCTAACATAACAACTGTTGCGGGTGTATCTAGCGATGTTACATCAGTAGCTAATGATGCTACAGATATTGGTACAGTAGCTAGTAATATAACTGGCTCTAACACAGTAGGAACTGTAGCAAGTAATATTTCTAATGTTAATACTGTAGCTGGTATTTCTAGTGACGTTTCGGCTGTCGTAGCTGACGCTTCAGATATAGGTACAGTTGCTACAGATTTAAACTTAGGTGCAAGCAGTAAAGTTAATTCGGTTGGTGGAAGTATAGCCAATGTTAATACAGTTGCTGGTGATATTACTAATATAAATACTGTAGCAGGTAACACCTCCAATGTAACTGCTGTTGCAGGTAACAATAACAACATTAATACCGTTGCCAGTATGCAGTCTAATGTAAATGCTGTGGCTGGTATTACCTCAGATATAACTTCAGTTGTAGCTGATGCTTCAGACATAGGCGCAGTAGCTGGTTCAATAGCTAGTGTAAACACTGTTGCTGGTATGAATACAGACGTAGCTGCTGTGGTGGCAGATGCAACTGATATAGGCACTGTAGCTACTGACCTAACAGGCACAGATAGCATCGGAACAGTTGCTGATAATATTTCTAACGTCAACACAGTTGGTGGTATATCTTCAGATGTAACTGGTGTGAATAACATCAGTAGTAACGTCACCACGGTTGCAGGAATACAAGCCAATGTAACCTCTGTTGCAGGTGTATCTAGTGATGTTACTTCTGTAGCTAATGTATCTGGGAGTGTATCTACAGTTGCTGGGATATCTAGCGATGTAACCTCAGTAGCAGATATCTCCAGTAATATAAACGCTGTAGTTTCTAACCTTGTAGATGTTCAGAACGCTTCTACTAATGCCACTACAGCTACAACAAAGGCAAGTGAAGCATCCGCAAGCGAATCTAACGCGTCTACAAGCGAATCTAATGCGTCTACAAGCGAATCTAATGCAGCGACAAGCGCAGCTAATGCAGCTGAAAGCGCATCAGATACAGCTAACTTATTGGCGGCTTCACAGATAGACCAGTCGAATACTTTAGTAGCAACTTACTTAAGTACGGCTTCAGACTTTGGGAGTGACTTAACACCCCCTTCCGCGTTCATTATTGAACACAACGCAACCGTAAGAAGTGACTTAGCTTTTGATACGGGTACTTATGACCTCCAAGCATAATTTAAAATTTAAAGGAAACTTATAATGGCAACACAATTACAACTTAGACGGGGTACTACATCAGAAAACGAGGCATTCACTGGTGCGGTTGGTGAAGTAACTGTCGATACAACGAAAGATACACTGTTAGTTCACGATGGTGCTACTGCGGGTGGTCACGAACTTGCTAAAACTGACGGTTCTAACATGACGGGGATTGATGTCGGTGACGATGTGAAACTGAAGCTGGGTGATTCTGATGACCTACAG